ATAGGCTAGAAAAAGGCTTTAGTCAAGGATGTGTTTTACCAAAGCAGTTGTACTTTTGCAGGATGTACAGGTGCGTCTGGCAAGTAGATTTTTGAATTTTCCTCTTTGGTTTTCTGGTTTTTTGGTGAAGTTCAAAAAGAAACGCATATCCCAATCTGATTCACCGCAAAATTGACAGGTGCCAAAGTCAAACATCTGTTTTTTGCTTAAACTGTATGTGTCTGGCTTTACTTTGAGATATGGCATACTACTGTGCCAATACTATTGCTAAAACCGCTAATAAACCAGCCGTTAAAAGCACAGAACCAGCCCTTACAGCGGTGATAATGTATTTTAGGTCCTTTTGTATGTGTACTAGATGATTGTTCATTAAAACGTCTATTTTACGCTCTAAACCATCCATTCTTGTTTCTAGTTTATCTAAGTCTTTCATTATAATACTGTTCCTAATTGAACTGCACGCCAATCAGCGCCATCATATACTGCAATACAGCCAACACCAGCACTGTCATCTCCGCCATCTGAACAAAATGCTATGTCGCCATTTGCTTTATCTGTTCTTCCGTTGAGTTGTGCCGCTGTTTGTGGATTAAGGTTAAGAATGTGTTCAAGGTTAACCTTATCTGTGTTTGGATCTAGCAATAGATCCTGTGCCGCACTTGATGTGATCGTGTTTGGTAATTGGGTGTTAAGGATTTTTGAACTTGCGTCCAATCCTGGTACACCATTTGCTGTGTTTCTTCCGTTAATCACTGCTAACAATTCATTCAGTGCATCAAAAAGGTTTTGCCTTGCCAATGCTGGCGATTTAGTGCCGTCTGCGAGGTTAGTTGTGTTTATATTTCCTGCTGTTCCCCAAGCCATCTATAGTCTCCTTATGTTGTTACTATGTTTCCTCTGTTGTCACTGCTTAACGCTGGCAGTCCTGTTACTTGTGCATCTATTACAACATCTGTAATATCACCGCTACCTGTATAGATGTATAATCTAGGTGGTGTTGGTTCTTTGTCTACAAATACACTTGCATTTGAAAATGTGCTTTCTTCCACATACAAATCAAATGTACTATCTTGTGGTCCAGCATAGTAGTCTGTATCTGTTGCGCCTGCAACATATTTACGTGCAACACGCTGAACTTGGGTAATAATAGAAGTTATTCCGCTTATACCTTCAATGCCAGTAAGTTCTCTAAAACCTGCGTCATTATAACTGTTGCCACCACTTGGCAATGTTGCAGTATCCAAGTCAGTAAGTGTTCTAGTAATTAATTCTTGGTTAGCACTGGTATTCATACTTGCTATGTGTGGTATTTCACCAGTTGAACCAGCACTGTCATCATAGTCTACACTTGCAGTAAATTGAAAGTATCTTGCCTTGACTGCACTTAAACTTTGATTAGGTGTAACATTTATTGTTGCAGGTGAAGCAATTGCTCCTGAACTGTCCACTGTGTTGCCGTAACTTACTGCAATATCTACAGGATAGTTTGCATCTACATCGCACAAATAGTTGACAACAGCACTGCTTCCATAATCTAGTACGCCACTTGTAAATGTAAGTGGTAGATTAGGTGTACCTGTCCACACTGTAAAACCGCTCCAGTCATTACCGCTTGAACTAGCATCAAAGTCAGCCCAAGTTTCCGTACTGTTAGGTACATAAATGCCTTCTGATATATCAAAGTATCCGTTACCTGCCACTTTATGCTCCTAAGTTCTGTGTTTGTGACACATTGTTTCCAGTGGGACCTGCCACTGCTAATTCTTCGTGATATTTTTCAAACAGGAAGTTGTAGTATGCTTCTAAATTATTCTTTCTAACAAAAATACCACTTGGCAATTGATATGTGTAAGTTGTAAATCCAGCATTACTCAAATCACTAGCATCTTCCCATTCTTCACCAGTTCTTTTTTGTGCCCAACGAACAGTATGTTTGAAGGTGCTATCACTGCCAAAAAAGTTTACTACTGTTGTTGATGGTATTCTTAGTACCCCAGTATATTCGTCATAGCGTGTTGTTGTATTAGGATTGTATCTACTAAATGCACTAGAGCCAACACTAGGATCCATAATGTCAATTTTTTCTTCTTTAACTAATCCATTAGCACCAAATGTTCTAAAAATCAATTGATCTATTCTAGTATCCTTAGGCATTACAACACCTAACAACCAAAAACCATCCATTGTTCTATATTCATAACCGCTACCAGTAGAAAACCTTTGTTTATAGGTTTGTCTTCGTGCCATTCTATAGTAAGCGGCTGTTTCAGTGAATAGGTAGTAGATTGGATTGTTATATTGTATTAGGCTTGATTCACCATTTGCTTCCCAATATTTGTTTGATAATGTAGTTACGGTATTACCTAAGTAGTAGAATGTGCCATCTGCAAGTGTGCCATTCCAAATAAAAGCATTGCTAGTAGGTTTGTATGATTTTGAATAGTCATCAAATGAACTCATACCAATTGGTTCATTTTCTGCATCAGGGGCGTCACCAGGTGGATTTACTTCTACAATTTCACCTGCACTGTCAACGTCTGGATCTAGTGGTGGTGTTACTGATGTTGGCACTGGTGGTAGAGGTCTAGTATAAGGAATAATAGTATAATCATCTGGTATGAATAAAGGTGCATCTAGTTCAATTTGAGGACCACTTGTAAACGGATACAGTGTTGCATCGTGTTCAACACCATCTATTTCAACAGTGCCATCGTTGTTTAGTTTTAGTCCTGTAACTCTAAATGTTTTTTCTGTTAAATCTAAAATTGTATCAGTTACTCTAACAATGTCACCAACTTCAACAGCCAATAACTCTTGTGTGCCTGTAAAACTAATCTGTCTTTGCACTCTACTCTTATCATAAATCATCTGTGCCAAGTCACGTGCTATTGCAGGATTGGTTAGTGTGTGAAATGTAAATTCACCTGTAAGTTCTTCATCGTTGTCAAGTGTTTGGTCTCCTGCTACATTGAAAACTACCTGTTGGTTTGTAAAGTTTTTGTCTGGGTCAATATAATTTACAAGCACCTGATTATATTTGGCATCCTTTCTTTCACCATCTAGTGTGATGCCGCCAATTATGTTATTGCTTGTTACATCAAATGCACTTGTTACAGTTGTTGATGTTATGTCTGTAGGATGTCCGCCATCTTCTACTTTTAATCTATATCTGCCTTCAACAAAAGGCATAATACCTCTTGCACCTGCAACCAATGTTTTGATGTTGTCAAATACTTTTTGTCCTGTAGGAACAACAGCATTCATTGTCATTGCTCTACCAGTTTGCTTGTTAGAATATGAAACTGATTGTTCAAATTTGTTTGCGGCAATCTTAAATGCTTCTGCATCTATTTCACTTGAAGGTAAGCCAGCACCATAACGAGTGTTTTCCATATAATCAAGTAAGCAGTTTGCAGGATTGAAACTGTATGCTTTGCTTCTTGCACTGTATGATCCACTTAGATCCTTGCCACTACCGTGTGTTCTAACATCAAATACTTTCTTGCCGTAGATGTCAAATTTCAACTGCGGAATACCACCTGAATAAGGATTTTGATCCGCGTCTTCTTGTGTCTTAACTTCTTTCCATTCAAAGCGACATACTACATAAGCAATGCCTGGTAGTTTTCTTGTCTTCTTGGGCCAGTTTGGTGTTTCACCTGCTAATGAACTTTGTCCCTGTGTTTCAGTGCCGTTGAATATTTGATATTGCATTCTGTTTTTAAATCTGCCACTGTCAACAGTGTAAACAGTGCCTGCTGTATGCACTGCACCTCTTGTTGGCAGTTCAACATCATTTACAATAAGTTTTCTTACACCGTGAATCTCTCCTTCACAGATTGCATACACAATATAAAGATACTTGTTTGAACTTCCGTTTGATTCTGCATATATGATATTGCCTCCAACACGACGATATCCATATACCACTGGCAATGCGTTGTTTGTTCCTGTTTTAGATACAGTTACACCTTCTGCCGCTGCCCCTGGATCTGGTACTGGTGGAGTATCAAATGCACCAAATGGCGAAAACACAAAGCCAACAACATCACCAACAAAGTTGACAACACTTTTTACAACGCTGACAACCGCTTTGACAACACTTTTTACGACTTTCTTAACTGCTCGTACTACACCACTCATTGTTCTCTCTCCAATGGTTTGACATAATGGTAACCTACTTCAGTCATTTTTTGTGTTTTGAAATAAGTTTTGACTCTGTGTAACCATTCATCGTTTGGTTGGTATTCTTTTGTGTAAGTTAAACAAGATGCTTGAAAATATAAACAGCCATTGTCTATAAACCAATCTTTTACTGCTTGAAATAAATCATCTGCTAGGTATTTGTTTCTTACTTCTGGATGCACAAAAAACACAATGACTTCACCATATAAACTTGGATTCCATAATTTTTGTGTAATGTTGCCTATGATGTATCCTACTATTTTGTCATCTTTGATTGCAACAAAAACCTTGTAATCAGGATTAATCATCATTTGTTTTATTTGTTGTTTTGCATAATTTCTGTCAACAGCATCGTGACTGATTAAACCTGCATCATTGCCGTGTTCAATAGCAAGATTAGTTAAGCCTTCTAACTCATTAATTCTTACTTCTCTAATCATTACTTTTTACCCCACTTGATGTCGTTGATTGGTTCGTGTGCATATTGAAATCCAAAATCAGTTGAGTGTTCTTTTTGTAAACTGCCTTGATTAGTTCTACGTCCTGTTGTTCTGTTAAAATTAGCAAATTGACTTGTTACTTCTATATTGATAGTAGCACTTTGTGTTGCATTTTCAATTCTATAACTTGTAATCTTGCCTTTAAAAATTACAATGGCTGTATCACCTGCACTGTCTCCAATTAATGAATAATCAGTAGGATCAAGAAATGCTTTTCTAACAATAACATCTTGGTTGATTTGATTTGAATTACAAAGTTGTCTTACTATTGTAATATCTAAAGCACTTATAACAAGATTGATTGATGTAATTTGTAAATTAGCAGTTTCAGAAGTTTCACTTACTCCTAGAAAATTGCCTTGGGCTTCATATGTAGTGCTGTTATAGACAATGTCAAACGGTGCATCTGTATAATACTTGTTTGTGCCTCCGTTTACACCTATTTCAATCAGTGTTATACCAATAAGGCTGTCGCCTGCTAGATATGTATTCTGATTAACACTTAGTTGTCTGGGCATTACAATACCTCATCTACATCTATTTCATAGCCTACAAGATTGTCTACTCTATAATCAAATTCTTGCACGTCATTTGACAGTATCATTCTAAATGGTACATTGTTAGTAGTAATACTTTCGTTATGTGTTGTATTTTCTAACAGTGGCGGCTCTATGTTCATAGTAGCATTGCCTGACAAGTCAGTGTTAGTATCAGTTGTTACCATATAAACTTTTGTGTGATTTTGAAATCTTACAACATCACCTGCTTTCAAAACAGTTTGTCCTGCTTGGTTTGTGTTGATGTTTATAGATGAATCACCAATTTGGTTTGCACCTGAACTGTCGCCATCTATAGTTGCAACAACACTACCTGCAACAGTGGATTGACTTTCACTTATTGTTGGTATAATAATATCAAATTCATTTAATGGTCCTTTAGTCTGCACAATAAATGCTTGAATAGGACGAAACTCTGCTTGTGTTAATGGCGGAAAGTTAAGTGTTGCACTCCATAATGTAGTTGAATTAGTTGCTCTAATACTTCTACCACTTTGTGCTGTAGTTGTTTTAGTAGTTGTGTTCTGTTTAAATTTTGCCGCATTGAAGCCAGGCGAAGTTGGAAAATTACCTATGTATGCCATTATCCTATTACTCCTTGTTTACCTTGTTTGGTTAAGGCAGTGTTAATAATACCTGTAATAGTGCCTCTTCTTCTAATCAATAATTCATCAAAGCCTTCAGCATCAACAGTTGATATGTTAAAGTTTACAACAACAGGTTTATTGTTGCCACCCATACCTTCAATTGCATCTGCAACTTCTCTTGGTATGATTGTTGAACTTTGTTTAGGCACAATAAGTTCTGGTCCATCTTCACCAACAAGTGCTGCCTGTCCACCTTGTAGTGCACCACCACGTTGCATAGTTTGTGCTCTAATAGTTGCAACCTGTGCCAAACCACTAGCAACAGTTGCCGCTGCCGCAATAAAGTTAAATGGTGGTGGATAAGTTGCAAGTGCCTTGGTTGCACCTTGGTATGTGTTAACAATAGCAAGTGCAATCGCTGCCGCTTTCTGTGCCGCAAAGAATTTCTTGTTGACTTTTGACAAACCTGTAAACATTGTGGTTGCTTGTTCTAAGCCAAACTGTGTTTTTTCTAATTCTGATTTCTTTTCAAAATTTATTCTGTCTTGTACAATCTCAGCAGTTCTTTCTTCGTTACCTTTACGTTTAAGGAAATCCTTATCACGGTTTGCAGCCGCACTATCAAGATAATCTAAATCATTTTTTAATTTGTTCTCAATGCTTCGTTTTTGCATTGCATCAATTTTGTTAAAAAAGTTTTGTTCTAGTTTAAGCAATTCATCGTGCTTTTGATCTGTTAAAACTATTTCTCTGCTGTATAATGTTGCAGTTGATACTTTTATAAATTCGTTTTTGTCTTTTGCTTTTGCAATTTCTCTGTCGTAAAAGTCAATTATTTCATCTTGTTGTTTTTTGATATCTGCAGTCACACCAAGTGCTAGACTTGAATCTTTTAATTTTTGCTGTGCTTCAGTTAACTTTTCAGTTTTATTTGCCAAGTTTGCTGCCGCAAGAGCCTGTTCTTGAATTTTGTTTTTCTGTTCTTCTGCTGCTTTGGCAACAGCCATAGTCTCATCATATAATTTTCTTTGTGATTCAGTT